ACACGGAGATAATGTAATGTCTGTTAGAAAAATATTAGGTCCTCCAGGTACAGGTAAAACAACTAGACTTATTAAGTATGTAAAAACATTTGTTAAACTTGGTACACCTATTGATAAGATTGGTTACTTTGCATTTACAAAGAAAGCTGCTGATGAAGCAGTGGATAGAATGTTAGATGCATATCCAAATCTACAAAAGAAAAATTTAAAACATTTTAGAACATTACACTCACTAGCATTTACAAGACTTGGACTAAAAAAATCTGAAGTTATGCAAGACGAACACTACGAAGACATTGGTAGACAGCTTGGAATAGAAGTTACAGTGTACTCTAACGGTCAAGAAAAAACTGGGTTTGTAGATTCTGATAGTGAATATTTTAACATAATTAATGCAGCAAGAATTAAAAATATAACTATTGAAGAAGAATATAATACAGACATGTATTCAGAAGACATAGATAAACACATGTTGCAGATATTAAAAGACGAAGTAGATAATTATAAAGAAGCTTATAAGCTGGTAGACTTCACTGACATGATTGAAAAATTTAATGTGGCAGAATTGTGTCCGAAATATGATGTAATATTTGTCGATGAAGCGCAAGATTTATCGCCAATACAGTGGAAAATGTACGATATACTTAAGAAAAACTCTAAACATGTTATCTTAGCCGGTGATGATGATCAAGCTATTTATGGTTGGGCTGGTGCAGATGTGCAAAGGTTTCAAGAGGAGCCTGCAAAAGACATAGTCTTGCCACAATCTTACAGGGTACCTCAAGAAGTACAAAAAATTGCTGATAAGATATTAAGTCTAATACCTGATGACAGAAGAATTAAAAAAACATGGGCACCGCGTCCGGAAACAGGGACCATAAATCATATAACATCTATAGAAGATGCACCACTTTATAGTGATGACTGGTTAATATTAGGTAGAACTAATAACGTATTAATTAAATTAAAACCTGTATTAAAAGACATGGCTATTTACTTTGAAATAAAAGGTAGAAAGAGTTATAAAACAAGATTGTATACAGCAGTAAAAAATTATACGAGATGGACTAATGGAGACAAGCTCTCTATGTCAGAGTGTAAAGATCTGTTTGAGTTTTTAGAACTAGATAAAGAATTAAAAGAAGAAAGAATGTATGGACTTGAAGAGTTTGGATACAGTATTACTGATCAATGGTATGAAGTTTTTAAATCTGATCCAGAAGAAAATTTATACATAAGAGAAATGTTACGTAACGAACAGAAATTAAGTGAACCTGCTAAAGTAAAACTTTCTACTATACACGCGGCTAAAGGTGGTGAAGCTACAAATGTTTTAATTATTTTAGACAACACAAAAAAAATAAGAGAAGCTATGGACAGAAGCGAAGACAAACGTGATGAAGAAAACAGAGTTTGGTATGTAGGTGTTACACGTACAAAACAAAATTTATTTATAATGACAGCTAAACAGGAGGATCGAGGTTATGACATCGAAAGCATTACATAAACAAGTTTCGGGAACACACTACATGTATATGGAGATTCAACCCGCAGAGTTTATAAACAAGAACAAATTGCTTTTTGCAGAAGGCAATGCTATAAAGTATATATGCAGACATTCTCGGAAAGGGGGAATAGAAGACATCGATAAAGCAATACATTATTTAGAAATGATTAAAGAAAGGGACTATGGAGCCAAATAATCATATACCTTTTTACATGGGACTATTCACATGTCTATTAATTTTTTGTTACTTAGCATTATGAAAAAAGATATAATTAAAAAAACAATTAAGATTAATAAAAATAAATTTTATTTAGAAATTTATCCAAGAATAGTTTCTTGGGAAATATTTCCCGCTGATCACAATGCTGCGCTGTATGCGTTTAGTAATAAAGAAAAATTAAATAAAAAAATAGAAGCTAACCACGTATATCAAAAGGAAACAATATGAAGATACCTACCTTTAGTGCGCAAACAGAATGGGTTATACCTACAGAATTTCCTGACCTTAGACAGGTTGATGAGATTGCAATTGACTTGGAGACAAAAGATCCTGACTTAATTAAAAAAGGATCTGGTTCTATTATAGGTAATGGAGAAGTTATAGGAATTGCTGTAGCGACTGCACATTACAAAGGTTACTTTCCAATAGCACATGAAGGTGGTGGTAACATGGATCGTAAAAAAGTTTTAGAATGGTTTAAAGATATTCTTAAAACAGATTCTACAAAAATATTTCACAATGCAATGTATGATGTTTGTTGGATCAGAGCTATGGGTTTAACCATTAATGGTATGATTGTTGATACAATGATTGCAGCAGCCGTGACTGATGAAAATAGATTTAGATATGATCTTAATAGTTTGTCTTGGAAGTATTTAGGTTTTGGTAAAAACGAAGCAGCTCTTGCAGAAGCAGCAGCGGAGTGGGGTATCGATCCTAAATCAGAAATGTATAAATTACCATCACTAAATGTTGGAACATATGCAGAGAGAGATGCAGAAGCAACGTTTGGTTTATGGCAAGAGATGAAAAAAGAAATTATTGCACAAGACTTACAATCTATCATGGAACTTGAAACAGATTTATTTCCATGTCTAGTTGACATGAGATTTAAGGGTGTGAGAGTTGATGTAGAAAAAGCACACAACCTTAAAAAAACGTTGATAAATGAGGAAAATTCGCTGTTGAATGCAATTGAAATGGAAACAAATGTTCGTCCACAAATTTGGGCAGCAAGCAGTATAGCAGAAGTATTTGAAAATTTAAAGATAGAGTTTGAACGAACTGAAAAAACACAAGCACCCTCTTTTACAAAAAACTTTTTACAAGAACATAAACATCCTGTTGTTAATATGATTGCAAAAGCAAGAGAGATTAACAAAGCACATACAACTTTTATAGATTCTATTTTACGTTACGAACACAAAGGTAGAATACATGCAGAGATAAACCAATTGCGTAATGCAGGTGGTGGTACAGTTACAGGTAGATTCTCTTATCAGAACCCTAATCTACAACAAATTCCTGCACGTAACAAAGATCTTGGTCCTAAGATAAGAAGTTTATTTATACCTGAAGAAGGTTGTAAGTGGGGAGTGTTTGATTACTCACAACAAGAACCTCGTCTTGTTGTACACTACGCAGCATTATATAAACTACCATCAGTGTATGATGTAGTTGACTCTTATCAAAATGATCCTAACGCAGACTTTCACCAGACTGTAGCAGATATGGCAGAAATAGATAGATCACAGGCTAAAACAATTAACTTAGGATTGTTTTATGGTATGGGTAAAGCTAAACTACAAGCAGAGTTGGGTGTTAGTAAAGACAAGGCTGCAGAACTATTTAATACGTATCATGCAAAGGTACCTTTCGTTAAACAACTTATGGATAAAGCATCTAACAGAGCACAAGATCGTGGACAGATTAGAACTTTACTTGGCAGACTATGCAGGTTTCATTTGTGGGAACCAAACAGTTTCGGTATGCATAAAGCTATGACACATGAAGATGCGTTGGCGGAACATGGACCGGGGATCAAGAGAGCTTACACATACAAAGCATTAAACAAATTAATTCAAGGTAGTGCAGCAGACATGACTAAAAAATCTATGTTAGAGCTATATAAAGAAGGTATTATACCTCACATACAGATACATGATGAACTAGACCTATCTATTGAAAGTGACGCACAAGCTAAAAAAGTAATTGAGATAATGGAACACGCTGTTAAATTAGAAGTACCAAACAAAGTTGATTATGAACATGGTAATAATTGGGGGGAGATAAACGACTAATGGCTTATTTAAATGCAAACATACCGGTAATAGAATGTTACGTTAGAGGTAATTATTTAAGAGATCAAAAAGATTCACATGATAAATATTTTGAAGTAGGGGTATTTGGTTTTAGTTCTATACCAAACAGAGTGCCTTTGTTTCATTTCTTAATGGAAGATGGTGGTCTATGGTGGAGAGCACCTATCACAGCGTTTTGTACAAAACCTGGAGTAAAAGAACTGCCTTTAGATGAAGTAGTTATGTGGGATAGTTTTAGTTACAACGTAAGTGTTACAACTTTTTATGAACTTGCAGGAGCAACAATGCAATACACATCAAGGCGTAAAGTAAAACGTAAGGGTAAATATCTTTTTACAATTGATTGGTGCGCAGGTGATTTTAATGAATTAAATTTTGGTTACGCAGAGAAACCAGACCAACATAAATGTGGTCACGTTCTTGAATTAGAGGATGGAAACTTTGCAATACAGCCCAATAATAGGCTTAAAATGTTTGATGCATCGATGGGTGTAGACCCAAACAAAAACTTGATTAACAGACTTGTTACAAGTAAGATATACTCCGTGGAAAATTCAGCTAAATGGATCACAGACGAGCATGAAGAAGGCAGTTATGATTATAAGCTGAAAAACTTGGAGGAAGAAAAGAAAAAATGAAAACGTTTTGCTTTGAATGCAAACACGATTGTCATTGTGGTCGTAAATGCGATCAATGCAGTTGTTACATATGTAACAATATTGTAATAAAAACATATGAAGACTATATGGGAGGAAACATGATTGATAAAATTAAAGAAAAAGCTGAAGCGATTTGGTTATTGTATAGAGAATATATAATAGGTGCCGCTGTAGGTATAATTATAGGCGCAATAATATTTTAATTTATGCCCTATGAATTTAGTAGACTTATTAAAAAAGAACATAGTAATGGTGCCGGTGGTAGCCTCACTTGTTGTGGGGACGTTCACAGGTGTCCGATATGTAGTCAATCTAACTGACAGTATAAATTCATCAGAACAACAGATTATAAATCTCGAACGAGATCTTAAACAAGCTCAAAAAAATATTGCAGAAATAAATACAAGACTGTCATCTGCCGAAGCAACATGGCAGATGGCAGAAAATTTATACAGACAATTAGCAGACCAAGTTAGAGAAAACAGTTATGATATTAAGGATTTAAATAGGTAGTTATGTATGGAGATAGCCAGGATGAATTATTATTTTACAGGAATTTTAATATTGATGCTGACGGCTCTGGCTTTTTGTGCAACGCCGGCGTATCCCCGAAATGAGTATCTCAATGACGGTACTAATACTTGCAGTACTGGTTCTTTTGACATATCAGTCGAGCAAAGAGCATCAGAATACTACCACCGTCCTTATGATCCTGCTAACGCTTATAGCAATCCTAGTGATGATCAATCGATAAGACTTACCTGGAGAAAGTATTTAGGCTCAGCCTGCACAAAAGAATTTAGAGAGGTGCAAACAGAAAATGCACAATTAAAACAACAATTAGAGCTGATGAAGATGTGTGGAAAAGTCAACAATAACCCCACTATTGCACGTAATCCTAACTTCGCATTGCTAGTTTCAAAATGTTCTGGTATAATAATTCCTGAAAACAAGAAGCCTGACAACAGTCATTGGGATGATCTAAAAGATCAATTCAAGAAAGAAAATCCTAATATAAGACTAATGGGCGACAAGTTTATAGGACCGAATGAGCAATAAACCATTAAACATATCTGACGAAGCTAAAGTGCAAATGCCAATGAAAACGGTTGCGTCTTTGATAGCGCTCGTTGCAATTGGAACGTGGGCATATTTTGGTATTAATGAACAACTTAATAAACACAGCACTCAATTAGAATTATTTCAAAAAGATTTAGAACACAACACAGAGTTTAGAATTAAATACCCGCGTGGAGAACTTGGTCAGTCAAGTGGGGAAGCGGAGCTTTTTATGTTGGTGGAGCATATCGCAGGATTATTAGATGAGTTAGAAATAGAAGTTAAGAGTATGAGAAACAATGCAGTTAACATAGAATTTTTACAAGAGAGAACAAAGAAACTTACAGAAGATGTAGAAAAATTAATTAGAAATGGGAATGGTCACTAATGATAGAGATTGTATTTGCATTAATACTAGAATTAAATGGTACGATGATAGAACACGTTTATAGAGATTCTTTAAAAGCGTGCCTTTACTCAAAGCGAATAGCTAAACAAGAAGTAAATCCAGAACGAGTAGTATTTAAATGTAAAAAAGTAGAAGCAGAAACCGAGGTCTACCAGGATAGAAAAAGAAT